ATCACTACAATGTGTAAGCTTCTCTTCCTCACGGGCCACAAGCCCTCCCAGCGTAACTCCATCATCCGCCACGCTTGGCGCTATTTCGAGCGCACTGGCGAACGCGATGGCTTCGGCGCAGCGTGGATTTCACGATCTGGCAAGCTCGCCCACATCCGCTCATCCAACCCGCTCCTGACCAATCGCCTCACCGAATGGTCGGAAGGCTGGCACGACCAAGTGGGCTACAACGAGCCCTCCGATGGCTCCGCCCTCATCATTCACGGGCGGAAGGCCACTTGTGGCAAGTCCCTCAACAACACGCATCCAATGCTAGACGTAGAGCAAGCTCTCGTCCACAACGGCATCGTTGAGTCGGACGACTACAAGAACTCGTCCACCACCTGTGACTCGGAGCTTCTCCTCCGCGCCATGCAGGACAAGGGCACGGCAGGCCTTGCCTCCATCGAAGGCTACTTCGCCTTCGCCCTCCTCGATGCCAAGGCCAAGCGCCTCACCATCGTCAAGGACGACCAAGCCAGCCTAGTCTCCGCCCGCATCCCGGGCTATGGCTACGCATTCGGCACCACTAGGGAAGCCGTAGCTTGCGCCACACCCCTCGATTCATCCCCAGTCAAGGACTTCACCGCCCTTGAGTGGTCCACCCGCAAGCCCCACCGTCCCTTGTCCATCTCCAACTTCACCAAGAAGGAGAAGGTATACATTGCGCCTCAGTCCACCAACTGGCGCAGCTCCAAGGAATACTACGGGTCCATCGAACGCACCAACGGCAGCACCCATCACAACGCCGCATCGTACAACGACCTGTTCAATCAATGAAGCACAACCTACTCGGCGGCTTTGCCGACTTCGCCCTAGGAGCCCTAGCCGCCCTGCTCACCATCTGTAGCGTTCTGCTCTACCTCATCCTCTACGGCGGGCCTGACAAGCCCACCCGACCCAAGCCCAAAAAGGGGCACGAGGACTCACAGCAATAGGTTAGCCCTCACATATCCCTCGCACACGCAAGCCCTAGGCTCACCCCCTAGGGCTTTTTTGTTGCCCACGAATCGAGAGCGAGCCAGAGGCTCGCAGTAATCACCTGTTCCCTCCCAAGGTGCTCGTTCAGTAGGTGGGGGGGAGGGGGCTGCCCGCCCCTTCGGGGCGTCCAGACCATTGGGTCCGCCCAGTCGGTTCAAAAAAATTTACACAGTCGCCCGGTAACGGAAGGAGTTCCTGTGGGTTTCCCGGGGATTAAAAGGAGTAGGGGACGGGGGGAAGGCACCAAAGGTTACGCTGGTTTAGTAGAAAGATTCCATTTATGATTTATGGATGTAGATGTTGACAAAACTGGGCAGTATTCCCTACACAGGGGTATGGGTGAACGAGCTGCCATAAGGAAGGAAGTGGCCAAGGCCATAGTGGCGGCTGGGGAGAATGGCCGTAGCATTGAGGCGCGTCAGCCTGAGCGGGCGGCTAGGTTGTTGGAGTTGATGGCTGAGGGTAGGAGCTGGAAGAGCATTGTGCGTGACGAGGGGGTGGATTGGTACACGCTGGTGGGCCTGCGGGCTCGGCATAAGGGCTTGATAGAGAAGCGGAAGGAGATTGTGGCGCAGGATGCGATGGAGTTGATTGAGGGGGCGAGGATGCTTCAGCAGGAGAAGATGAAGATGCTGGCGGAGGATGAGGGGGCGCTCAAGCGAGTGAATATCAGGGACTTGGCTATGAGCTACGGCATTTATGCCGATAAGTTCTTTATGGCCACGGACGGCAATCGGGTGACGATTGAGCACAAGGGTGGGGCTCCTTCGATTGAGGATGCCCGTAAGGCAATTGAGGAGGCTAGGGCCAAGCTCAGGGCTGACGCTTTGGAAGTTGTAACCAAGAACGTAACCAATGAATCACCTAGTAGCGGGAGTTAAGAGCTTGGCAATGTGGGACCAGTGGCAGCAGAAGGTTGCTGACGCTGGAGACCAGTATGCGAAGAGCCCTGTCTTTGTGGAGCAGGACAGCCAGAGGCCCGAGGAGTTTGAGGAGGTGGCCAACTGGATTGATGGCTGGGACGAACCTCCGTTCGACTTCTATGGCCGGTTGCGGGATGTCAACCACGGCGCTAGGCCTGTGCCCACCAGTGCGTTTTGCCACGTTACTCGTCAGTGGCTAGACTCCAACACTGAGCTTTGGTTTCTGAACAAGCACGGGCTGCTTAGGCGCAACTTCTTGGACATTGGAGCTGGGTATGGGCGGCTGGCCGTGAGTGCGTCCCCCTACGTCAGGGACTACTGGTGCACGGATGGGGTGGAGGTGAGTCAGCAAGTCTGTCGGATGTACGTTAAAACGTACGTCCACACTGAAAACGTTCAAGTAATGAGTCCTGAGCAGCTCTTGGAGCAGAAGCCCTTGCTGGATGTGGCGGTGAACATCCATAGCTGGAATGAGTGCTCGCTGCATTCTATTGCTTGCTGGCTGGAGATATTGAAGCTGCTCAAGGTGCCGTTCCTGTTCACGGTGAGTCACGGGCAACTAGCCAACAACAACGCCTATCTCTGCCATCAGGACGGCCACCCCTCCTACCTGCCCCTCTTGCAGGACAAGTATGATTTGGTGGAGGAACTGACGCTTGGGATGTCCTGCCACCCCTACGCTTTGTGGAAGGCTAAATGAGCCTAGTTTGGCAGAAGCACGAAATTCTCAAGGCCCCCTCCGACAAGGAGTTGGTCCAGATGGAGCCCGAGGATGTCCTCAAGCTCCACGAGCTTTACCATTCGGCCATCGCCAATAGCAGGCGCGATCCCTACCGTTATGGGTGGGACCTGCCCCACTGGAAGAAGGCGGAGGAGATGCTGGCTAGGCGCAAGACGCTGCTCCTGCTAGGGGCCAACCGTAGCGGCAAGACAATGTTTGGGGCCAAGACGGTGGTGAAGGCGGCGCTGGAGAACGAGGAGAGCCTCCTGTATTGCTTCAGCCAGAATCAGGAGACTTCCATTCTGGTGCAGCAGAGTGCCGTCTACACCTACCTGCCGCTAGAGCTGAAGAAGAAGGCTACGGAGGAAACCCACTACATCAGCTATTCGATGCAGAATGGCTTTGCTGGGAACAGCTTGGTGCTGCCCAACCGTAGCCGCATCATCTTCAAGACGTACAGCCAGTATCAGCAGAACCAAACCATCCTTGAGGGTATGGAGCTGGGGAGCCTGAGCCCCAAGTGGACGAACGTCGGGGCGTGGTGCGACGAATACCTGATGGGGATGGAGATGCTGGACCGGCTCTACTTGCGTTTGGCCACCCGTGGGTCTAAGCTCCTGTTGACGTTCACTCCCAAGGACGGGACGACGGAGACGGTGCGCTACTACTTGGATGGGGCAAAGACCATCGAGTCGAGGCGGGCTGAGCTGCTGCGGAACATCGAGGTGCCCTACCTTCAGGAGAACGAGCCCAAGAACACAGGCATCGTCTACTTCCACAGCAAGGACAACCCTTGGTCTGGGTATGCCAGCATTGCCGAGCAGTGTAAGGCAAAGGGCGACGACGCCTACACGCTCACTGCGGCCTATGGCGTGCCCACCAAGACGCTCACCACACGCTTCCCGGGCTTCTCCCTTGAGGTGAACGTCATTGAACCGGAGAAGATACCCAAGAAGGACTGCACCCACTATATGGTGCTAGACCCTGCGGGGCGCAAAAACTGGTTTATGTGCTGGATTGTGGTCGATCCCAGCGACACTTGGTACGTGGTGGCTGAGTGGCCCGACATCAATGTGGGTGAGTGGGCTGAAATGCGGGGCGGAAAGTGGATGAATGGCCCCGGTGCCAAGGGCTTGGGGTATGGGATAGGCGACTATGTGGCCCTGATTGGCCAGATTGAGCAGGACTTGGGGCTGAAGCCCCTTGAAAGACTCATCGACCCCCGCCTAGGTGCCCAAAAGTACCAAACCCAGAACGGCGCGTCGTCCATCATCGAGGATTTGAGCGACAATGCGTTGGTGTTTGTGCCCGCACCGGGGTTGGACATCGAGGATGGGCTTCAGGCGCTGCAAACCAAGATGGCTTACGACCGCAAGAAGCCGATGGACAGCGTCAACCGGCCCCGCATCTACATCAGCAACCGCTGTCAGAACATCATCACGGCCATTCAGGAGTATACGGCTGAGGGCGGGCTGGATGAGGCGTGGAAAGACCCCGTGGATGTCCTCCGGTATGCTGCCATAGCCGACATTAGGCACATTTCCCCCGGCCAGATGGCCATAACCCGCCCTAAGAATGCATTCTACTAACCTAGTGTCCTTTAAGGACCTCGCGGACGAGCTGAAGATCACTCGTTTTGAGCTTGCTCGCATCCGAGACGAGAAGTTGGCCCCTGACGAGCACGCAACCATCGACGGCAAGAAGTGGTTTACACGCGCAGGGGCGGACAAGGTACGATTGGCCTTAGCTGTGCCTTTGGCGGTGCCTAAGCGCATCCGTGTACGCGCCGTCAAGGCGGCTCCCAACCCACATTGGATTTACTGCATCCCCGAAACGGGCCTTGGAGAGAAGGTGTTGGTGGCCGTCAAACCCAGTTGGTGTGATAGGCTGGTTGGCAAGCTAATCAACGTAGATGTCATTGAAGACGCCAACGGTGGAAAATCATACCGACACGAAGCTCTTGGCGGGCGTTGACCCGACCCTAAATCCGGCGTGGCAAGCCGAGCAGATGGACCGTCTGCTCGGGTTTGAAATCCTCACGCGGACCCTGAGCGCCTGCTATCAGCCGATTGCCCCTGAGCTTCTGGCCGACAAGGTGGGTGCCAACAAGTCTTTCAGCAACAAAATCATAGTCGGACTTCAGCGCAAGCTACGCCCACAGGAATGAATACGAACACCACCGAGGCCCTCACCTACGTCGGCAAGCAGCCTGACGTTCTTGCCCTGAAGACCGCCTATGACCGGACGGTGAACGACTTGGCTTGGTATCTTAGCTCCACCCGTGACAGCTTCGACTACCGCCGTTGCATCTGGCCCAACAAAGCCAAGGACCTCCGTAAGTGGGGACCCGAAGCCTTCCCGTTTGAAGGCGCGTCGGACACCGAGGTGCCCCTCATCAACAACTTCATCAATACTTACGTTGCGCTGTGTATGTCGGCGCTCTCGCGGGCGAACATCCGCGCCTACCCCGTAGAGGTGAGTGACCTCGGGCGTGCTCGGGTGACATCCGCGTTCCTGAAGTGGATGGTGAGTAGCTACATCCCCGACTTCAAGCGGCAGATGGAGCTGGGGGCCAACTACCTGTTTGAGCGTGGGATTATGGTGACCTACGTGGGCTGGAAGAAGGAGGACCGCACGTTTATGCAGCGGCTCGACCTCCAGCAGATCGCGCAGATGAGCCCCGATATGGCCAACCTCATCATTGAGGGGAAGGCCGACGAGCAGATTGCCACGCTCTTCACGCAGCAGTTCAAGGGCGTCACCCTGAAGAAGGCCAAGGTGGCCGTGAAGAAGCTGCGGGATACGGGCAGCGCGGAGTTGTCCGTGGTGCGTCAGTCGATTAACGCGCCGTGCACGATGGCTTGTGCGCCTGACGGGGACGTATTCTTCCCGGCCTACACCACTGACTACCAGCGTGCCCCGTATTGCTTCTTCCGCGTCCTGCACACGGCTCAGGAGCTGCACAACAAGGTGGCGACGGAGGGCTGGGACGAGGAGTGGGTGGACCACGTAACGGCCACGCAGCCCGTCAGCATCGACCTCACTGATCCTCGGACGAACACCCAAACCAACCGCTCGGCGCAGGAGATGACGAACGAGTTGTACGAGGTGATCTACGCCTACCAGCGGATGGTGGACAAGGAGGAGAACGCGCAGGGCATCTATTGCACGGTATTCCATCAGCGTTACACGGGGCGTTCGGATGAGCCCAAGTATGCCAAGTTTGAGCTGATGAACGGCTACGATGACTACCCGTTCGTCGTCACCAAACTGTTTGAGGACAACAAGCGCCTGTACGAGCTGGCTACGGTGCCTGAGCAGCTCATTGGCCTTCAGTGGCAGATTAAGGGCGAGCGTGACAGTCGTTCAGACCGGAACAGTATGGCCACGATTCCGCCGCTGCTCTATCCGGTGACGGGCCAGCCGCCCACGGACTACGGCCCCGCTGCCCGCATCCCCTACCGCCGGATGGGCGAGATTCAGTTTGGCCCTACGCCTCCGTTCAACCCCGGCTCCGTGGAGCTGGAGAACACGATGATGCAGCAGGCCAACAGCATTATGGGTCTCGACCACGAGAACCCGATGAGCCGCATCCGTCAGCAGCACTTCGTGGACAAGTTCCTGACGCACGTTCGGGACGTTATGCGTCTGGCCTTCAAGTGCTATCAGCGCTTCGGCCCCGAGGAAGTGTTCTTCCGCGTCACGGGCGTGTCCGATCCGCAACGCTTCTCGCGTGGCGACCCGAATGAGAACTTCGACATCGTGGTCAACTACGACGTTCTCTCCGCTGACCCCGAGAACCTTGAGACGCAACTGAACCAGTTTGTCAGCCTCGTTCAGTTTGACCGCAACGGGCGGATTAATATGGACCGACTGCTGGAGGCGATGGCCTCGTCCATCAACCCCGTGTTGGCCGATGCCGTGCTCCAGCCTGCCGAGGAGTCACAGCAGCAGATTGTGAAGCAGGTGACGGACGACCTGTCCAAAATCTACGCCGGCATCGAGGTGGGTGCTCGACCCAATGGTGCTCAGGTGGCGATGCAAACCATCCAGCAGTATATGCAGCAGCCGGACGTTATGCAACGCTTCCAGCAGGACGAGGCGTTCAAGACCCGTCTGGAGAAGTATATGCAGCAGTACCAGTTCCAGATGCAGCAGATGCAGAACGCCCAGATTGGGCGGATTGGTACGGCCCCAGCCCAGATGGGTGAGGTCCAGACTCAGGGCCTTACAGCCTGAGCGAGGCCCACTTAGCCTTCAACTCCTTGTATTTGCCTGCGCCGAGGACATCGTCCAAGGCGCAGATGCGTCCTGCAATCTGCTGCACCGAGTCCGTGGTGCGGTCGTGAAGCTGTCCAATCCAGCCTTCGCGCTGGGACTGAACGTCCTCCAAGAAGGCAAGGAAGTCCTCGTTGTTGTGGAGACGTTCTAGGCTTTTAGGGTCCATACCCTAAGTGACGACTAGGGAGATTTTGGGTCAAGCATCAAAATCGTGTGTTAGCATCCCGCTCAATTCGCAGTCGCCAAGGCGCAAAGATGGCGGGAAAACCTATGTCAGAAGTCGTTACGTCAGACGCGGCAGACGCTAAACCAGCCGTGGAAAACAAGCCAACTTCGGAAGCCGCCTTCTTGTCGGCCCGAATTGCCAAACTGGGCGGCAAACCCGCGCAGTCTGAACCGGCTCCCACAGGGGAGGTTGAGGAGAAGGTGGAAGCGCCCAAGGAGGGCACCACTGAATCCGAGGCCCCACCCCAGAAGGAGGTTCTTTCAAAGGACATCGAGGACCTTACGGACGAGGAGATTTCCGAGCTTGCCCAGAAGGGCAAGAGCGGGCTGCTCAAACGCATTGCCGAACTCACTGCTAAGCGCAAGCTTGCGGAGGAGAAGGCAGCGGCTCTGGAACTTGCCATCGCGCAAACCAGACAGCAGCTCCCTGAAGCCAAGGTTGAGGACAACCCCTACGAGTCGATTGTCACCGTCGAAGAGCTGCAAAAGCAGAAGGAAGAGGTGGACAGTTTCGTCGAGTCGGCGGAGGACATCCTCTTCAAGGCTGAGGACCTTGGTAGTGATGAAGTCGTCTACACCAATGAAGACGGCAAGACCTACACCAAGATGCAGATGCGGGAAATGCTCCGCAACGCTCGTCGTCGTCAGACCAAATACATCCCGGCCCAGTGGAAGGAGCTTCAGCTCCGAGCACAGCGGCAGGGGATGGAGCAGCAGTTCAAGGCACTAGCCACGAACGAGCTGCCTTGGATGGCTGGTGACGACAATGACACTCGTAAGCGCTATGAAGCTATGGTGAGTGATCCTCGCCTCAAGCGAGCGAAGGAATTGGTCCCCGAGATTGCCCCGCAGATCGAATACTTGGTGGCTCACGCCGCCAACTCGATCTACGGGCGGCGCACGTTGGAGATGGACTCTAAGCCCAAAACTCCCGCGCTGTCGCCTCCGTCCACCCCGTCCCAAGTTGCTGGAGCTTCAGAGCGGCCCGAAAGCCGTCTGGACCGCCAGCTCAAGGACTTTGAAAGCCGGTTTAAGAAAACAGGAAGCTCTAACGACTTCGTTGCCCTCCGCGCAGCACAAATCTCTAAACGCAGTAAACAATAATTAGTTATGTCGTTCTCCGCTACCTACGATACCACCAGCCCCGGCGCCGCGGCCCTCAACCGTGAGGACCTTCACGACGCCATTAACACGCTCGCGCCCTCGGACACCCCGTTCCTGAGCGCGGCTGACAAGTTCAAGTGCAACGCCACCTTCGTTGAGTGGGGCGTTGATAAGCTCGCCGCGCCGGTTTCCGACGCGATTAGCGAGGGTGCCGATGTCACCGACTTCGACGACAAGTTTGAGTCGGTTGCCCGTCTCGGCAACTACATCCACAAGCGCCGCCGGTCCTTCCGCGTCAGCGACTTCCAGCAGGCCGTCTCCTCGGTTGGCCCGCAGGACATCGCTCGTGCGGAGATGAAGGCCGTCAAGGAGCTGAAGCGTGACGTTGAGAAGACCCTCCTCGGCACGCAAGACCGCGCTGCCGAGAACGGTGGCGGCGTCGCTTACACGATGCGCGGCTTCGGTGACTGGATTGACTCGGGTGGTCCGTCGGATGTCCCTGCGGACTACCGCACCCCGTCCGCGTCCATCCACGCCTCGGGCACGTTCAACGAGACGGTGCTGAACAACCTCATCACCTCCGTCTACCGGCAGAACGGCGCGACCAACAGCCTCACGCTGCTGGCCGACACCGCCCTTCGTCGGGTGGTGACGGACTTCGCCCGCGCTGACACGACCAGCGGTGCGCTGCGCAACTACAATGCCGACAGCTCCTCGGGCCTCATCAAGCTCGCGGTTGGTCAGTATCAGTCTGACCACGGCATCATCACCATCGTGGATATGAATCCCGATTGCGCTCCTGACACGACCAACAAGGACACCGGCTACCTCATCAACCCCGACTTCTACGCGGTGGGTGAGCTTATCCCGCTCGGTTCGACCCGCCTCCAGAACGGTGGCGGTGGTGAGCGTGGCTACGTGGACTGGACCGGCACCCTCAAGGTGGCGCATCCTGCCGCTCACGGCAAGATCACCGTCCTCAGCTAAACCCTAACCAAGGAGACCATTACAATGGCTAAAGTTGCTGTTAACGAACTCGGTGCATTCACCGATGTCATTCGTCTGGATTACAATGATCTGAAGGCCATCGGCAACGGTGGCACGATGATCCTTGCCCAGATTCCTGCGCACGGTGCGGTTGAGCTGGTTGGCGTCGCCAAGACGGTGGCGGTTGCTGGCTCGACCTCGCTGGTGTTCGATGTGGGCACGACCCTCGCGGACCCCGACGAGTTCATCAACGCGCTCGATGCGGACGCGATGACGGTTCCGGCGTTCAACACGGGTGACCAGTATCAGCTTGGCACCGCCACGACCACCACCGGCCTCACGCAGGCTGCGAAGGCTGGCGCCTCCGCGCAGGACGTTTACCTGAAGGTGACCGATGCGGCTATCGCGTCCATCACCGCTGGTGAGTTCGTCATCGGCCTGCGCATCATCGACCTCGCTAAGTTCTCCTAACGAGCCTAGCGGGCTGTTACAATGGGGCTCCTCCACACGGGGGAGCCCTTTTTTATGCACATCATCACCAGCTTGCCCGGGGAGGGCGCGGTAAAGGATGCCCTGATCCGAGAGATTCGCACCGGCTTTGAGCTGGTGAAGGTGAACCAGAAGAAGGAGGAGATTCTTGCTGCCCACGAGGCCCAGAAGTGGAAGAAGCACAAGACCGTTCCCGGGCTGGGCAAGGCGGTGGCGTTCTATCCCGCCGACGAGTATTTCCGCCTGATTCGTAAGTTTGGTCGGCAGGAGGTGAACAGCAAGGAGTTCATCCGCTACCACCAGAAGAAGTTCCCCCATCTGGCTCCCAATCGCGTCTGATGCAAACCGACACCTTCAGCAATCTCCTGACGCTCACCAAGGGGCTCACCGGAAACACCGCCTTTACGACGGAGGAGACGGCGCTGGTGTCGTCGTTCATCAACCGGAGGCTCTACAACGCCTATCGGCGCAACCAGCACTGGCCCCGCTACTTGGTCACGGGTGAAGCTCGTGCTGTCTCGGGCGGGCTGGTGCCGTTTACGCAGGCCACCTTGGAGCCCATAGATACGTTCCTGCGCATCTATCGGGAATCGCCCTACGGCACCTACTCTGTGCCTGAGTATTCGTTCTACGTCACCAATGGCGGAGCCACCATTCTGTCCAAGCCAGACGACGTAACGACGGTGTACGTGGACTACAAGAAGCGCTGGGACGGGGACTACAACACCACGACCAACACGCAGGTGCCGCAGGAGTTCTTCCAGTATGCTGCGCACGGGGCCTTTGCCGACTTCCTCCGGTATGATGGCCAGAACGAGAAGGCTGCGGCTGAGGATGGCTATGCCGAGTCGCTGTTGGCGTTGGAGCTGGAGAACGTGATGAACCAACGTAACTTCAACACCATTGGGAAGCGCATCCGGTCGCACAGCTCCACGCAGTCGCGTCACTCCACCATTCGGTAGTATTCGATTGACCCGAAGCTCAACGGCGCATCCTTATGGGTGCGCCTTTTTTATGCGATTCCACGTTGTAGCGATGCCGCAGAGTTTCACCACCCGCGCCTACTCTGCCTGCGGGTTTAGCCAGAAGACCATTAGGTTCTGTTGGATGATGAAGACCTTGGGCCACACGGTGTTCATCTACAGCGGGCCTGAGAATCAGGCAATCTGTGATGAGCACGTTGTGATTAGCACCGATGAGGACCAGAAGCTCATCACTGGCGGAAGCCACTACATCTACCCGTCTTGGCAGACCGGCCATCCGATTTGGGTGAAGACCAACCAAACGGCTGTAGACGAAATAAGCAAGCGGAAGCAGCCCGGGGATTTCGTCTGCGTCTTGGGAGGCAACTGCCAGAAGCAGATTGCCGACTCCCTGCCAGACCTGAAGGTGGTGGAGTATGGGATTGGCTACGAGGGCTTCTTCTCCAAGTGGAAGGTGTGGGAGAGTCACGTTTGGCGCTCCTACTGCATTGGTCGATGGGCTAACAGCCGCCCCATTGACCAGCACGACACCGTGATTAACGCCTTTTACGACGATATGGAGTATGTCCGTAACGTACCCAAGAAGCCGTATGCGTTGTTTTTGGGACGAGTGACGCCAGCCAAGGGAATCGAAGAGGCCTGTGAGGCCGCTCAAAAGGCGGGTATGCCCCTCAAGGTGGCTGGTTTTGGCAACCCCAAGCTCGTAACGCGAAATGCCGAATACTTGGGCGTAGTTGATTTGGATCAGAAGCTGGCGCTCCTTGGCGAGGCTAGTGTGCTCATCTGCCCCACGCGCACCTTTGAGCCATTTGGCAACGTAGCCTGCGAGGCCCAGCTTTCTGGAACTCCAGTGGTATCAACAAATTATGGAGGTTTTGTTGAGTCCGTCGAGGATGGTGTCACCGGCTTCCGGTGCAACACGGTGGATGAGATGGCCTCGGCCCTGCATAACGCCCAGTCGCTCAGTCGAATTACTATCATAAATCGTGCCATCAAGATGTTCTCGATGCGATCCAAGATGTTCGACTACAATCGCTACTTCAACGCGCTGTCCGCTGTGCAGTAGCAGCCTGTGCTAGAATTGGCCTATGTCCAACGCCCGCATCGTCAACACCCCGTCTCAGGCCATCCCCCAGAACAGCACGCTGCACGCTCAGAACTCGATTACGACGGCTGAGAACGTCATCGACTTCACGCTGTCTGCGGACACCAGCCACGTTCTGGTGCAGTTTAACGGCGCTGACGCCCGGGTGACGTTCGACGGCACCAACCCCACTTCCAGCAAGGGGTTCCTCTACAAGGACGGTGCCAGTGCGTATTGGACCCGACAGCTCGCCATTGCGGCCAAGGGCGTGCAAACCGGCGCCACTGCCGTGGTGGCTGAAATCCAGCAGCTCAACTACCTATGACCGTCTTTGAAACCGCTATTCTCCCCAAGGTTAGTGGCCTCTACCGTGGGTTCACCCCCGTGGTGGCTGATCGTGTGTTCTGGTCTGCAATCCTAATTAGTCCGCTCTAGCCGTTAGGATTGACTTCTGGCGGCTAGGGTTTAGCCCTCATTTATGATCGTCTAAAGGCCATTAACCACGATTAGATATCATCTATAACACTTATCCCAAAATGAACTCCTCTATCCTCTCGTCCGTTGTTCGTCACGCTTTGGGCATCGCTTCTGGCTGGCTCCTTGCCAAGGGCATTGAGCTGGATGCCGGGACCATTGAGATCATTGCCGGGGCACTGGGAAGTCTCGGGGCCGTCGGCTGGTCTCTCTGGTCGAAGCGTGCTGCCAAAGTGGCTTAAATCCAAAGGAAATGCCGTTTGCGGGCATAGGGTAGAATAGCCCCTATGCCCTCCATCACCAAGGATACGTTAGTCAAGAACCTGCGAGGGGAGTGGTCCCTTGAGGACTTGGGCAGAGGGGCTGGATGGAAGCCCATTCCGCCATACAGGCGGGACACCCAGCACGTTCTGGGGCAGGACGGAAGGTGGCGTGCTGGCGGAACCCTCTCTGGAGCGTGGGATTTCTCGGAGGGGTCCAGCAGTGGGATATTGTCTCTTTTTGACCTAGATGAGGGAGTAAGCACCACCACCTACTCCGCATCTACGGTAGACTTGGAAAACGGAACATCTGAATGAGCACGCCTGCCATCCTTCGCCATCGTCGCGACACCGCCGCCAACTGGACCAGCAACAATCCAGTCCTGGAGGCGGGGCAGCTCGGCTACGAAACCGACACCCTCAAGTTTAAGCTAGGCAACGGGACTACGGCTTGGACCGGCCTGTCCTATGCGTCAGGCGGCAGCGGGCCAACGGGTCCTACGGGTCCCGCGGGTGCGGGCGGTGCGTTGTCCTACTACGGGTCGTTCTACGACTCTAACAGCCAGACGTTGACCAGTGTCACTGGCGCTCAGGCTATCACCATTGGCTCCACCTTTGAATCGAGCGGGGTGAGCCTTCAAAGCGGTTCTCAGGTTAAGTTCACCTATGCAGGGACGTATTCCGTCACGTTCTCTGTTCAGCTTAGCAATCAGAACGTCTCAATCCAGACTGCTCGGCTTTGGCTCAGAAAGAACGGCACCGACCTTGCGGACAGCAATAGCACAGTTGACGTTCCCGGCACTCACGGCGGTCGTGATGGGCACAACCTAGCCACGGTTAATTACGTCGCTACGTTTGCGGCTAACGACTACATTCAGGTTTATTGGAGTGCGACCAGCACCGACTTGTCGGTTGAGCAGCTTCCGTCTGCCACCGGCCCTGTTCGCCCTGCCACTCCGTCAATCATTCTTACGGCCTACCAGCTCACCTATCAGGGTGTCACTGGTCCCACTGGTCCGACTGGTGCTGCTGGAGCCACCGGGGCAATTGGCCCCACCGGACCAACGGGCGCCACTGGCGCAGCAGGTCCCACTGGTGCCACTGGTGCTATGGGCACTACGGGTCCAACGGGTCCCACTGGTGCAACTGGTGCAGCCGGTGTCACTGGCCCCACGGGACCAACAGGTCCTGCTGGCGCCACTGGTGCTGCCGGTCCTACGGGAGCTACGGGCATCACTGGTCCCACGGGTCCCACTGGCCCGCAGGGCATTCAAGGAGTCACTGGTCCCACTGGCGCTGCGGGTGCCACTGGCGCGACAGGACCCACGGGACCCACTGGGGCAACGGGAGCTAGCGTCACCGGCCCAACAGGTCCCACTGGACCGACTGGTCCCGCTGGCACCAATGGAGTCACTGGCCCCACGGGACCTGCTGGTGCTACTGGCCCTACTGGCGCTCAAGGCATTCAAGGTGTTACTGGGCCCACTGGCCCAACGGGGGCTCAGGGTATTCAGGGCGTGTCCGGCCCCACTGGCCCTACGGGAGCAACTGGCGTTACGGGACCTACGGGTCCTGCGGGTGCCACTGGAGCTGCTGGTCCTACGGGTGCAACTGGCCCTCAAGGGATTCAGGGTGTCACTGGACCCACCGGACCGACTGGTGCCACTGGCATCACCGGCCCTCAGGGCCCCACGGGCGCTGGCGGTACGATCGCCAACTACGGGGAGTTCTACAATAACACTAACCAAGTTATTGCTCCTAACGTTTCCGCAGCGGCGGTCTTCACCAGCACTTATTCGTCATCAGGCATCACCCGCAATGCATCTCATCAGTTTGTATTTTCTTCAGCGGGAACTTATGAGGTTCAATATCTAGCTCATCTTTACGAAGGCTCTGGTAGCACCGCAACGATCGCTAGTCTTTGGCTTAAGAAAAATGGGACCGACATACCACAAACTGTTACAAATAGCTATATACCTCCGTCGCAGGCGTACGACGCAACGTGGAGTACGCTTGTAAACGTTGTTGCCGGGGATTATATACAGCTTTATATCCGAGCCATCAACAATGGCGTCGAGTTGATACCAGAGCCGGTTCCCGGGACTTCGTCAGGTTCAACGAACGCTTCGCTAGTCCTAAAAATCTCTCAGGTTACCTACACTCAGCTTGGGCCTACCGGCCCTACTGGTCCAACTGGCGCACAAGGTATTCAGGGCATCACTGGCCCTACTGGCCCAACGGGTGCGGCTGGCGCTACTGGCGTCACTGGACCTACCGGACCTACTGGCCCTACCGGAGCTAGTGTCACTGGTCCCACTGGCCCGACAGGAGCCACTGGTGTCACTGGCCCTACGGGTCCTGCTGGTGCCAACGGCGCTACTGGCCCTACTGGTCCCACTGGTGCTCAGGGCATTCAAGGCGTTACGGGTCCCACTGGTCCTACGGGTCCAACGGGTCCTGTAGTTGGCGTCACGGGTCCAACGGGTCCCACCGGCCCTACTGGTCCCACCGGCCCTACGGGAGCTAGCGGCAGCGGTCTTGTTGATGGCGGCAAAGGCGACATCACGGTAAGCGGCACCGGCGCCACTTGGACCATCGACAATGACGCGGTGACGTATGCCAAGATGCAGAACGTCTCTGCGGCCTCAAGACTGCTCGGACGGGGCTCTGCATCTGGCTCTGGAGACGTACAGGAAATTGCTCTGGGCACCGGACTGTCTATGTCTGGCACCACCCTGAATGTTTCAGGGGCTGTTGGACCCACCGGGCCCACTGGTCCTACTGGTGCTACTGGTGTTGCCGGTCCGACCGGACCCACTGGTCCGGCAGGAGCCACTGGTCCCACTGGACCCGCAGGGGCGCAAGGTATTCAGGGCGTCACTGGACCCACTGGACCGGCGGGCGCCACGGGCGTCACTGGACCCACCGGACCCACGGGGGCGCAGGGTATTCAAGGCGTTACCGGCCCCACGGGTCCTGCGGGTGCTCAGGGCGTTACGGGTCCGACTGGCCCCGCAGGCGCTACGGGCGTCACCGGCCCGACTGGCCCTGCTGGCGCTCAAGGCGTCACGGGTCCCACGGGTCCTGCTGGAGCCGCTGGCGCTACCGGACCAACTGGACCTACTGGCCCCGCTGGCGTTACTGGTCCTACTGGACCTGCTGGAGCCACGGGTGTCACTGGTCCTACCGGCCCTGCGGGAGCTACGGGCGTAACGGGTCCAACCGGACCCGCTGGAGCTTCTGGTGCGGCAGGACCCACAGGACCCACGGGCCCCGCTGGTGCTACTGGTGGCGCTGGCCCCACTGGTCCCACGGGTCCTGCGGGCGCTACAGGCGTAACTGGACCTACTGGACCCACTGGTCCCGCAGGGGCCACGGGCAGTGCCGGTCCCACCGGACCCACCGGCCCTACCGGCGCTCAGGGCATTCAGGGCATCACCGGGCCCACTGGACCCGCCGGGGCTACTGGCGTCACCGGACCGACTGGACCTGCGGGCGCTACGGGAGTTACTGGCCCAACTGGTCCTGCTGGCGCCACTGGCGTCACCGGACCCACGGGTCCCGCTGGTGCCACCGGGGGCACTGGCCCAACTGGACCTACGGGTCCTGCTGGTGCAAGTGTCACCGGGCCCACAGGTCCTACGGGCCCAACGGGCCCCACTGGCCCATCTGGGGGCGGTCTCGCTGACGGAGACAAAGGCGACATCACCGTCTCCGCTTCTGGCGCCACTTGGGTTATCGACAGCCCAATCACCGGCAAGTCGTACACCGATCCGGTTATCATTGGCACCATCCTAGAGGACATCTTCACCATCACGGATGGAGCTGCCTTTGAGGTGGACCCGGGCAATGGCAGCATTCAGTTGGTCACCCTAGGGGCATCTCGCACACCCAAGGCCACCAACTTCGCTGCTGGCGAGAGCGTCACCTTGATGGTGAATGATGGCGCGGCCTACACCCTTACGTGGACCGACTCTACGTGGGGCACTGGTGGCGTTATCTGGGTGGGCGGAACGGCTCCTGTGTTGGCCACAACTGGCTACACGGTGATCCAGTTTTGGGAGGTTGGAACGCAGGTTTATGGCGCCCGAGTGGGCGAAGTCGCGTGAGACACCCATTCCTGAGAACCTTAGCAGCGTCTCCTAGGGACTCCAACTTTGAGAACGTCACCCTGCTTATGCACGGAGACGGAACCAATGGAGCGCAGAACACAACATTCCTAGATAGCTCAGCCAACAACTTCACCATCGCTCACAATGGTGAAATCAAGCAGGGTACGTTTTCTCCATTCGGCTCCAACTGGAGCAATTTCTTTGACGGTACTGGGGACTACCTAACTACGCCAGACAACGCCGTGTTTGACTTTGGCACTGGCGATTTCACAATTGAGGCGTGGTTCTACATTAACGCAAACTCCAATACAAACAGTGCTGGAAATAGAACGGCAACAATATTTTCTTGTGCGCCAGCTAGTGGAACATTGAACGATGCGTACCTTTTGGGATTACAAGCAAATGCGTCCACAACTGGAACTGGAATAATATTTCAGAATTATCAATCAGGGTCCCATGTCATCTCTTCAGCCGCGACGATTCCGCAATTAACGTGGCACCACGTTGCAGTCGCTCGATCAGGAACAACGACAAGACTATTCTTAAACGGTCTACAAATAACCAGTGGAACGCTTGCAAACCAAAACGTAAATTCATCCCACACGGCATCAGTTGGGCGCCTTGGGTACACTGGTTTTCTTAATGAGCTAAATGGATACATCTCCAATCTGCGCGTGCTGAAGGGAACGGCTCAATACACTGGAAACTTCAGTGTACCGACGACCCCGCTAACTGCAATTGCTAACACGGTACTTCTTACCTGTAATAGCAATCGGTTCCGCGATGCTTCGTCCAATAACTTGACCATTACTGGCAATGGCAATGCTAGTGTTCAGCGGTTTAGCCCGTTTTCTCCGGATCAAGCATACTCAGCATCCATAATTGCAGGAAGTGGATATTGCGACTACAACCTTGGAGGAAACTGGTTACAGTTTCCAACGGGTCAGACGCCACTGCTTATGAGTTCATCGGACTTCACGTTTGAAGCGTGGGTGTACCGAGATTTTCAACAGGCGTCCGCAGTGTTCTCTGGATTGGGCGGAACAGGTGGAGCAACTGATTCTAGTTACATATTTCTACTTTCTTCCAGTGTTTCTAGTTCTGTTTATCAGGGCGGTACAGCTCTTTCAATAACTTCCCCAAACCCAGCGCTTGGGCAATGGGCGCACGTTGCTTGGGTTAGAACAGGAGGGACGTTCTCATCCTACCTAAATGGGGTTCGTGTTGGAACAATCGGAACATTAGGCTCTACAGCAATCAACAACGGTACATCGGTTACACCCAAAATAGGGGACGATGGAGTTGGCCTAAATTACGAAATGGCCGGATGGATATCCGGTGCGCGCATAATCAAGGGGTCTGGCGGGTACAACGCTACATCGGCTACAATCACAGTACCAACCGCGCCTCCTACTGCGATAACCAATACTTCAGCGCTGGTTAATTTCACAAACGCTGGAATCATCGACAGCTCTGGGCTTAATGTCGCGATTACGTTTTTTGACGCCAAAATAGACACGGCGATCAAGAAGTACGGAACTGGATCAATCAAGTTTGACGGAACTACAGACCAAGTAACGGTAGAGCACACCATCGATCAATTATTAAGGGGCGGTGCGTTCACTATTGAGATGTGGGTCTACTTGTCCACCACTGGCGCGGCACGAGGCCTGATCTGCAAGGGTCAGTCTAGTACTGGGTGGCTTGTTTCGATAAATGCATCTAACGCAGTGGTGTTCACTCACGGAACCACCGCAATAACCACTACCACAACTCTGGCCGCAACAACTTGGTATCACATTGCAGCGGTTCGTCAGAGCAGCACCTTAACTATTTACATCAATGGTGTTAGCTCAGCAAGTGCTAGCGTGACTACTGATTTCACTCAAGTAGAGGATATGCTTATTGGATGCAACCGAATTGGTGGAGATGTTTTGAATGGTTACCTAGACGACATCCGTATTACCAAAGGCGTAGCACGCTACACTGCTAACTTCACACCCCCATCCGCAGCATTTCCTGATCTATGAACGTAGCCATCATTAGCAACGGACAGGTGTCTCAGGTAGGTGACTACCGAGCGCTGTTCCCACAGACTTCGTTCACCTCAAGCGGGCCTTCCGACGAGTTCCTCGCAGCCAACAGCGCGATGAAGGTCAACGCTTGGATGCCCTACGACGAGATGACCGAGAAACTGTCGGCCTGCGAGCCCTACATTGATGGCGAATGGGTTTACACGGTTGAGGTGTTGCCCCTTACGCCCGAGGACATCGAGGCGCGCAACGAGGCTCAAGCCAACTCTGTTCGCACTCAACGCGATCGGCTGCTTGTGGAGTGCGACTGGACTCAGCTACCAGACTCTCCTGTTGATCCCCTTCCTTGGCGCACCTATCGACAAGAATTGCGGGATGTGCCCCAGCAGGCTGGGTTCCCGTGGGCAGTTGTCTGGCCCGTTTCCCCGTGACCAGCGTCGTAGGCCTAGTCCTAGCCCTGTCTAAGATAGTTCCCCTCTTAAACAGGCTTCTAGACGCCCTACAGGAGGCTCGCCTAGTCCAAGCACACAATGCCATCGACCAAGCCATCCAGAACGCCCGCAATGGCCCTCCTGTGTGCCCTTACGGGGCTTGCCCTATGCGGGTGCGGAACAACCCCCAAGGTGCAGCAGCTTCTCCAGCACCCTGAGTTCCCGGCAGCGGCTCAGTTTGCCCCGCATTTCACTGCTGAGGCCCTGAAAGCCATTGCCGACTATGAGCGCAAATCGTGGTAAACTGTTTCAGATGCTCCATCCTAGGGACATTCTCGCCGCCAGCACGCCAGTGGCCGCTTCCATCACTCTCACCCAGATCAATCAGGTGGCTGGGCTCATTGGCACCCTTCTGGGCATCTTCTACCTCATCTGGAAGTGGAATCGGGAGGCCAGCAAATGAAGAAGAGCAAGGCGGATATGCCGTGCAACCAGCCGATGAAGAGCTGGAGGCCGGGGAAGAAGAAGGTGGTGAAGGCCTGTGCGAATGGGCAGGAGAGGATCGTCCATTTCGGTGATAGCTCGATGAAGGACTACACCCAGCATCGCTCCGAGGAGCGCCGGAAGTCCTACTGCGCTAGGTCGGGAGGCATCAAGGGCGGGGACGGGAAGCTCTCGGCCAACTACTGGGCTCGCAAGGTGCTGTGGTCCTGCTAGCTTCCTCCCCTAGCGGGGAGGTGGAGGGAAATCTCAATTTCAGTCAAACCAATTCCTATGAGTAAATCAGGCGAACGCTACAAGACCAAGAAGGCCAAGATGATGCACGAGAAGGGGGAGGGCAAGAAGGAGCGGATGATGGAGTATGGCGTTCCGCGCAAGGGCGACTACTCGTCCAAGCGCAAGGCCTGTTCTTGAAGAGCTAGGCGTGGTAGGATAGGGGTATGCCGCTCCTATCCACCGCAGGCGCAGCCGGGGCCCGAGCCTTCGGGCTGTTTGGTATCAATGCAACCGTAGCTGGGTTCATATCGGCTACGGGCGGGACGATCACCACTAGTGGGAATTACAAATACCACACATTTACGTCTTCGGGGACGTTCTCCGTAACTTCGGCTCCCTCGGGCAGGACGATTGACTACATTCTCGTTGCTGGCGGAGGTGGCGCCCAAACTGGGGCAGGTGGTGGCGGCGGTGGCGTCATTGAAAGCCTAGTTCAATCCATTAGTTCTGGATCGTTTGCCGTCACCATTGGAACTGGTGGCGCAGTGGGGGCATCTGGGAACGACTCTGTTTTTAACGGTAAAACTGCCATTGGTGGTGGCCGTGGCAATTCTTCTGGCTTAGGTATTTCTGGTGGCTCGGGCGGCGGTGGTTCAACTGGGGGCGGAGCCGCACTTCAGCCTACTTCTGCCTCTGGCGGATATGGCCACGCTGGAAACATAGCCAATGGCGGTGGCGGCGGAAGCGCAGCCGCAAGCAACAACAGCGGAGACCCCTACTTCAGCGCCACCTTCAATGAGAGCTATGCCGAGGGCGGGCCTACTGACACGATTCACGCAGGCCCCAGTTTTGCGGGCTCTGGAGGTGGGCACAACAGCGATACCAGCACTTCCTATGCTGGGGCGAATGGCGTCTTGGTTGTTCGCTACCTCTATCAATAATGCCTAGGTACTCCAAATACGGCACCCTCGACACGATGGTGCTAGACGACGGGGATGTTGGCTTCGCCAGCTTCAACAACCGCAAGCGCCCAGATCAGCTTGCCCAAGGGGAGTTGGCTGAGAGCATCAATGGCCGGATGGACCTTGAGGCCGCTTGGCAGGTGCGTAAGGGGCTGGACAGTTTTGGCCCTACGCTGACGGCCAACACGGAATCCATTCGACTCTTAGACCCTTCCGTGTGGAAGCTGTATGCCACCGTGAACATCAGCTCCGCCACCCGCTCTTCTGCCACCGTCACGATCACCACCTCGTCAGCGCACAGCTTCAGCAGCAACACACTGGTGAGTGTGAACGGGGTTAATGGCACCATCGACCCCACCGGGAATCGGCTCATCACGGTGACGGGAGCCAGCACCTTCACGTTCACAATCACTGGCGCTACTGGCAGCGAAACCTATGCCCTGAGTAGCGCCACTACGTCGGCGCCTAAGCTCTCGGCTACGGCCACCACTGGCGTTTACGGCTCCTGCCTGTTCTCGGACCCGTCCAGCAACAACGCCAACTACATCATTCGGGCGACCAACAAGGAGGCCATTGCCACGCCTGTGGGCGGAGGCGCTTCCACCACCATCGCCTACCCTGCCGGGGTGACCATTTCGAGCGCTGTGGAGCTGCTCCAGTGCTTCGACAAGGTGCTCCTGTTCCGCGAGGGGCAGGCTGCACTGGAGTGGAATGGCGTGCTTTCCGGCGCACCGGCGTTCACGGCTGTGGCCAGCGGCATCTACACGCAGCCGGTGTATTTTGACGCCGCCGTCAACTGCCAGATCAGCAATGGCGTGGTAACCGTTGCCGCGACCAACCACGGGCTGGCCGTTGGCGACAAGGTGTACGTCATTGACCGTGGAACCTCTGAGCTGGAGGAGGGCGATGTGGCCTACACCGTGGGCGACATTGGCGATGGCAACGCCTTCTACTTCTACGCTCAGGTGCGGGATATGGCCCCCAACTCGGTGGTCCTGTCCAAGAAGGTGAGCAGCGGGAAGGGCTTCATTCATATGCCCTCCCCGAGCTGGGGCTACTATCATCAGCGTCGGCTATGGGTTCCCTACTGGTACGAGCCAGCCGCTGGGAGCTACACCAACCGCAATCGCCGGGACGAGATCATCGCGTCTGACATTCTCGACAGCAACACCTACGACCGGATTCAAAACCAATACCGCATCACGGCGGGCATTGCCGACTATGTGGTCGGCTTGCAGGCGTTTGCTGAGGACAATCTGCTGGTGTTCAACCGCAACTCCATCCACTTGGTGCGCGGCATCAGCGGTGCCATTTCCGACACCAGCGTCACTGCCATCACCTCGGAGATTGGGTGCGTGGCTCGACGGTCCATCCTTCAGGTGGGCAATCAGGTGCTGTTCCTCTCCGACAACGGCGTGTACGCAGCCGCTTTTGGCGACCTCTACAACTTGAGAGGGGCTGGCGTGCCGTTGTCGGAGCCTATCGCGGGCACCATCGCACGCATCAACAAAGACTACGTCGGAAACGCCGTGGCGGCTTATTTCAACAACCGCTACTACCTTGCCATCCCGCTGGATGCGTCAACGACGAACAACGCCCTGCTCGTCTACAACTTCCTCAATCAGGGCTGGGAGAGCGTGGACGAGGTGAGAGCGTCTGGCTGGGCCATCGACAACCTCATCGTGGGCGAGAACAATGGACTGGCGTCTATGTTCACAATCAGCCCATCCGGCTCTATCCACAAGGTGGATGGCCGTGAGGACAACAATGACAATCTTTCCCTATTTGCTGGCGTCCCGTCCGTTGCCTATCCCATCTACTCTAAGCTAACGACGAGGCAATACAGCTACGGGACGATGGAGCGTAAGAAGTTCTCCACCTACGAGTTGCACATTGAGTCGTCCAGCTCACAGGCGTCGAATGCTGGCATTGCGATTGAGGTGGAGAACCCAGACTCAACCACCTCTGCCGGAACCATTTCCGACCTGCTTGGTGGCTTTTTGAATGTGGGCGAAGACGCCTCTGTGCGTGGTAGAATCGGCAACAAGCGCGGATATGGCGCCCAGCTTGCAATCGTCCCGACTGCCGGACGCCCCAAGCTGCGAGCCGTAAAGGTGCAGGCTTCCACCACAGACCCAACGGCCACTTCCAAGACCTAAAATGCCCATCCTAGCCACAGGCAACACGTTCGCCACGGGCGACAGCGTTACGGCCACGACGCTGAACAATGCCGTAAACAACGCCACGTTTGCAGCCAACGCGGTGGACAATGTCACGACGCAGCTTTCTGGCGGGGCAGTGATTGTTCGGGATGGGGGAATCACCCCAGCTAAGCTTTCTACGGGCGCCCCCACTTGGAACACCAGCTCGCAGCTATTTGCTGGGGCCATTGAGGACACTCCCATTGGCCTCAATGGGCCGTCTGACGCTGGATTTACGAACCTTTCCGCTTCCGGCACCACCAAGGTGTACGAGATGATCGAAAGGGCCGCTATTTCGGGTACAGGGCTGTCTGGCACCGTCAACTTCAATGCCCTTGATGGCGCTGTGGTTTACGTCACTGCCAGTGCTACGGGCAACTGGACCATCAACCTGCGCGGGGACGGATCAAACACCCTGAACGCTATGATGGCCACGGGTGACTCGTTCACGTTCGTGGTGCTGGCCACGCAAGGCGCTACGGCCTACCATCAGACCGGAATGCAAATCGACGGCAATAGCGTGTGGCCGATTAAGTGGGCTGGCGGCACGGCCCCGGCGGCTGGCAACGCCTCCTCGATTGACGCATACAGCTTCGTGGTGATTAAGACCGCATCTGCTACGTTCACCGTTCTGGCCAGCCAGACCAAGTTTGCCTAATATGGTGTACCAAGCCACAGAGGAAGTCGTCGCCATTGAGCCGCAGGTTGCGGAGGTGGCTACGTCCGTTTCGTCCAAGCAGGCCATCGAGCTACAGAAGATCGAGGTGCTTGAGCGTTCGTTGCTCAATGCGCCGCAGGTGGAGTTCCCACTTGAACACGCCTTTGCCCCAAATGTCTACATTCGGCAGATTACTATGCCGAAGGACACGATTGTGATTGGTCACCAGCACAAGACCGAGCACTTCAACATCGTTCTGTCCGGCAGGGCTAGCGTCTACTTTGAGGGCCAGATGCGCGAAATCGTGGCGCCCTGCATCTTCAAGTCCTCTGCCAACGTGCGGAAGGTGCTGTTCATCCACGAAACTATGGTGTGGGCCACCGTACACCCTACGTCCGAAACCAATCTCGATAAGCTGGATGAGGAACTCATCATCAAGAGCGAGTCCTTCAAGCAGCACGAAATCGACATCGCCAAGGCTAAGGAGCTAATGAACAACCAAAAGGAGACACTCTAATGGCTTGGGCAGCACTCGGTGCAGCAGCAATCAGCGCAGGCGCTCAGGCGTATGGCGCCAACAAGGTGGCCAAGGCGGGGAAAGTGAATGCACCCCCGCCTCCCGAGCCGGTGGACGCCGGGAAGGCTGCTCGTGCCTATCTCCTCGGGATGTCCGATCCCGATTTACAGCGCGACCTAATCAATGCTGAGGGCACATATCGCCCGCAAAACCTCATCAACACGGCTCGGGACGTTCAGACCAGCCTGATTGGTACGTCAGAGAACAAGGGCACGCTGGACTTCCTTAGCGACTCAGCCGACCGTATGGCGGCGCTTAATCAGCGCCTCAGCACTCAGAACGTCGAATACACGCTGGACCAACTGAAGGCCTATGGCCCCGCGGCCACTCAGGCCTATTTGGATGCCAACCCCGGCTTCGCCAATGCGGTGAAGCAAATGGAGAGCCTTGGCGGTCGTCAGGTGAGTGGCTACCTGAATGCGATGGGCGACTTGGCTATGTCGCCCGGGACGGGGCAGCAGATTACGGCCCGTGGCATCAATGCCCCGGCCAACGTGCGGGCCGACCAAATCACTTCCGGTGGCACGCTCACCCCTGAGCGGGTGGCGGCTGAGCGGATTGCGGCTGAGCGAGTGCGGGCAGGACAGGTGCAGGCTGGAAGCATTGGCGCTGGCGCTCTAGGCGAGTCCCTGTACCAGCAGGCCCTTCAGGGCCAGCAGCTCAGCCCCCTGTCGCAGGCCCTCCAGCAGCAGGGTATGGCTCGGGCGGCTACCCCGGGCCAGCTTTCCCCCGAGGAAATCCGTGCGGCTACGCAGGGCTCCCGGGAAGGCTATGCCAGTTCGGGTCGGCTGATGGACAATGCCTCCATCACTGGTGAGGCTCTTGCCCGTGCGGGTGCGGCCCGTGAGCGTTCTGCTCAGGACATTGCGACCGCGCAGCAGATTAACCAGCAGCTCCTTGGGGCCCAGCAGATGGGCCAGCAGCTTGCCACGGATGTCCTCCGTACCGACATCCAGCGCCAGCAGGCCAACGTGGGCAATCAGCTTCAGGCTGGTCAGTTCAACGTGGATGCGATGCTGCGTGGCGACCTCGCCAACCAGCAGACCAACCTTCAGGCCAATCTGGCCAATCAGGACGCCTTCCTCAAGGCGGCGCTGGCCAATCAGCAGGTCGGTATGCAGGCTGGGATGTTCAACATCCAGAACCTTCAGGACGTACAGCGGCTCAATCAGCAGGCCAATCTGCAAGCCAATCTGGCCAATCAGCAGATGGGCTTCAACGTCACGCAGCTCGGCTCTGAGCAGGACCTTAGGGCTCAACTTGCCAATCGCCAGTTTGGTCTGGACGAGCTTACGGCTCGATTCAACCGGCTCAACACCACGACGGGGATGGAGCAGAATATGCTCAATGCCGATCGCTCGTTCGCCAATCAGTTGGCCAACCAGTATGGCAACATCACGCCTGCTGCGCTGGCCCTGTCTGGTATTGGTCGCAATGCGGACGCCATCTCTATGGGCGGCAACGCCCTGAACACGGCGATGAATATGTCCACGCGCAACACGCCTGAGCTGTTCAACCTCGATGCTGGCGTCAATCTGGCCCTCGCCAACAACGCCAACACGGCCAACTACAATGCCTCCGTGGCTGGCGCTGCTGGTGCGGCTGCTGGGGCTGGTGCGAACGCCGCCGGCAATATGTATGGCAACATCGCCAAGGGCCTTGGTGCTGCGGCTGGGAACATCAACTGGGGGAATGTGTTTGGCAACAACACGACTGCTTCCACGCCTCCTCCTTCACTAGCCAAAACTGGAACCCCGTGGAGCGCCCCCGGTAGCGGATTTAGCTACGGAGGCGGACGCTAACTAAACAAAACTATGGCAGCTATTGGCTCAGGCATCAATCCGGCCCTTGGCCGCGTAGACTATTCTCCCTTCCTGCAAGGGGCGCAGATGGCTGCTCAGGGCCGGATGCAGGGCTCCAATGCTCTTTCCGAGGGCGTCTCTCAGGGCTTTCAGGACTACCTGAAGAAGCGGGAGCAGAACGCCATCCTTGAGGGCAGGAACAACGCCCTGCTGCGAGACATCTCAAGGGACCCCGAGCTCTCCTCCATTCCTGAGATTCAGAAATACACGGCCAAGATGGCCAAGGGTGGCGGGCTTACGCTCAACGACAACATCAAGCTTAACGCCGAACTCACCACGGCAGTGGAGGCCACCAAGGCTCGCCGCGAGGAGAAGCGCCAGCAGGAATACCTAGCTATCCAACAGCAGCAGGCCGCAATCGCCAATGAGCGTGCAGCCCGAGAGAAGGCCGAAGCTGCCCGCACCCTGAAGGTGCAGCAGTCGTTCATCGACATCGCCAAGAACAGTCCAGACACGCTGAAGAACCCCAAGGACTCGTTCTTTGCCGCAATTAGCTCGGGCGCCTCCATCCCAGAGGCTATTCAGATGTCCAATTGGGCAGGTAGCCAGCAGGAGGCGGAGATGGCGCTTGTTGAGCGGAATATGAACTTCTCCAAGCGGGCATTGGAGCTTGCTGAGCTGGTTCGCAACAACGAGAAAGCGAATCTTCCGCCTGAGTTTAAGGTTGTCACCCAAGATGGCGTTAAGATCGGCTATCTTCAGGATCAGTTCGGCAAGGTTGTGGCTAGTCAGATAATTGGCCCAGCCAAGCTGGATAAGGGCGGTCAGATTGCTGCCATCGCAAAGGACTACTGGGCCGCCAAGGGCCAAGGCGATCCGGTTGGAATTGATACTGCGCTAGAGAACTATCGAGCTGCTGTTGGTGGCCGAGACGGCCCGTTGATGAGCCGAGAAATGCTTGTTGCAGGGGTGGAGAAATTCGGCAAGGGCGGTGACCTTGAGGTGACTGGCCTAAAGCGCAAAGAAGACTCCCCTTCCCCTAGTGCCGAGGACAAGAGGGTTACCCAATCTCCCAATCCGTCGCAAGCGGCCAACTCTATGTCGCTTGGTGGTGGCTATCAGCCCTTGGCCAATGCATCGGCCTTTCAGGGCCCTGCGGCCTCTATGGGCCAGCCTGCTGCTCAGGCTCCGTCGCAGGCCCCAACCACCCCCGCCGCCACCCGTCCTCCCGTGCAGGACATTGTTATTCCCACTCCTGCGCAGGACATCGTCATTCCTCCTAGCCTGCCTACTCAGGACATCATTCTGGATGATGCACCTGTTGTCCGGCCCGGTGCTTCTGGCTCGTTCAATGCGTATCGAAGCAATGCGGGGGTCGCTTCGGATGATTACGAGTTTGGCGCCCGAGGGTATAGCTACCTGCCAAAGCCCGGGGAGAAACTGAACGCTACGCAGGGGGCCTCGATCCTGAAACGGATGGAGGGAGAGCTGAAGCTGAGCAAGGCTCGCCTTGAGCTGCTTGAGCCCAAGGCCAAGGACAGCGCTGACACGTTGGCCCTAAAGAAGATCATCCCCTATCTGCCCAACAAGGCCTTGTCTATGCGTCTCCTGAAGGAGCTGTCGGAAGGGAAGCAGCCAAGCCTAAATGCGCTCAACAAGGACCCGTTCGCCCGTTCGATGTTCGCTGCGGCCAAGGAGGGCCGTCTTCCCCAGTTGAATATGGCTGCTGCCGGTCGCAGCTAACGGGGTGGGGTGGTAGAATCACCCTATGCCCGTTTTTACTATCAACACCAGCAAAGGCACCTTTGAGGTGGAGGCCAACCGGCAACCCACCCAAGAGGAGGCAGAGCAACTGGTGGCGGGTGAGGGCCAGAGGGAGCAGCAGATGCAGCAAGCCGCTCAGGCGGAGGATACCAACCTCCTCCGCCAAGCGCGTGGCGCCCTGCTGGAAACCGGCGGTGGCCTTGTGGGTGGTCTTGGCGGGTTCCTCGTTGGCGGACCTGTGGGCGCTGCCGTTGGTGCCGGTGGCGGGTCTGGCATTGGCAACTGGATTGACCAGAAGCTGCAAGAGCGAGAGACGGGCCGTGAGGTGAAGCCCGGGCAGGTGGCTGGCGCCGTCATTGGCGCGGCAATTCCTGGAGGTGTGGCCACCAAGGCCGTGATGAAGACGCAGGGCTTCCTGCGTCCTATGCTCATTCGTGCCACCGAGGGCGGCGTTGCGGCTGCGACCTCCACCACGGTGGAGAAGGCCATCGACGAGGGGCGCCTGCCTACGTTTCAGGAGGAGGTGCTGCCAGCAGCCGCTATGGGTGCTGCCTTTGGTGGCGTGGCTGGCGGTGTAGAGCGGCGCTATGCCCAAGCGGGGCGTTTCATCACCAACAACGCTGCCGCACAGGCGGCGCAGATTGGCACTGGCGCTGCCGTCAGCACCTACGTCTACAACCGGGAGAAGGAGCGAGGCAACGAGAACGCCCTGACGGCTGCGGCTGCGGCTGGCATCGCGGCTTACGGCGCCACCCACGTTCCCAGCCTGCTGTCCAGACTCGACAAGGGTTCGTTAAATCGGGCCGTATCCCCTGAGCGCGTGGTTGGCAGCGAGATAAAGATGCAGGCCGTCGAACGCATCAACACCGAGAAGGCGTTTCGGGACGATGCCGTTGAGTTGGCCACTCAGGCCAAGAAGCAGGCGGAGAAGTGGAACAGGGCCAACCCATCTAGTCAGGTGACGGACGCCGACATCCTCAGCGTGATGGAGGGCAGAGCGACGAGCAGTGTCGTCCCGGCTCCGCTGCGTCCATCGCTCATCCAGTGGCGTAAGCGCAGGGCCGAGTATTCGCAATACATCCTAGACAACATCGACAACCTGCCAGAGGACATCCGAGACACCATCGAGAGGAATATGGTTTCGGAGAGCTACCTGCGCCGTAGCTACGCAGCGCACGATCCCGACGCCAAGCGAGGGGTGGACTTCGACGTTGATGCCGACCGCAAGGCCTACCACAAGGAGCTGTCCCAGCAAATCTACGACGAGTCGGCCAAGCAGGCTCTGGCTTCCAATGGGGCAACGCTCAGGATGTCCACTCAGGAGGCTGAGGCGGCAGCGTCAGCCACGATGCACCGGATGCTGGGCGATGTCTACTACGCTGCCAGCGGCAAGGTGGGCGTAAAGACTGGGTCTGGCATTGGCTCCCCGCTGATGCAGCGCCACGAACTGTCCGATGCTGCACGCAGGTGGCTTGGCGAAGTGAAGGACCCGTTTATGGTGATGAAGTCCACCCTGAGCGCGCAGTCGCGTCTGGTGGTTCACACCAAGTATGACACCGAAATGGCCAAGTTCATTGTCGATGCTGGCATCGGCACTGAGAACCCCCAAGCCTTGGGCGGGTTGGTGAAGCTCACCGCTGGTGATCGCCCGATCATTGGCGAGAAGCTGTCCAAGATTTACGTGCCAGAGCAGTTTGCCAAGGCACTGGGTGAGGTGATGAGCCCCAACCTGTTTGGCGACGGTCCGGTGATGGCCACCTTTATGAAGGCGGCTACGTTGTCCAAGGCGATGAAGACCGTGGGCAACCTTCCTGAAGCGCTGGCCCCGCAGGCGCTGGGCAATATGCTGCTCGCCGCCACCTCGGGCAAGGTGAGCCTAGGCAATCTGGCTATGGGCGTCAGGATGGCGATGCGCGACCTTGGCTGGACCGGCGGAGACCCAAAGAACAGCGTCAAGATCATCAACGAACTAAAGGAACTGCGCGGCTTGGGCGTGCTTCGTGGCGGCACGGACAGCGAGGAATTGCGCACCTTTATGTCGATGGCGGCACGGGAGAAGAACCCCTCCAAGGTGCTGGATAAGTTCAGCAAGATTTACGGGTTTGCTGACGTTGCTGCCCGCTACGCCATCTACCGGGGCAACCTCACCGAGATGATGCAGATGTACGGCAGCAAGGGAATGAGTTTGGATGATATGAAGCGGATGGCCGCTCGTCAGACGATGGACGACTTCGTCACGCAGGAGATGGTCCCCCGGCGCCTGCGTCAGGCGTCCGCCCTCACGTTGGCCAACAACTTCGGCGCCTTTGAGTTTGAGGTGGCGCGCACTGCCGTGAAGCAGGTGAAGTATGCCGTGAATCTCTTCCAAGAAGGGAGCAGGACCGGGAACAAGGCGATGCAGCTCATCGGCCTCAAGCGGCTCATCTCGATGGGCAGCGTGGCTTCGGGAACGGCTGCTGCCGTCACCCTGTTCAATCGCTCGCAGGGCATCCTTGAGGACGAGGAGCGGGACTTGGCCAAGGCCGTCCCGGGCTTCGACCGGAACAAGGCCAACGCCTTCTTCTACACCAATCGGGAGAAGGGCGAGTTTGCCTACTTCCCGATGAACTACGTGATGCCCTACGCCAATATGACGAACGTCTTGGCGCAGGCCTATCGCGGGGAGAACCCCCTGCCTTACGCCAAGAGCATCATCTTTGGTGACGATCTCGGTCCGCTGGCCACCCCGGCCATCGAGATGATTACCAACAAATACTACGGCAGCAACAGCGACATCAGCGCCACCAACGACAAGGTGGCCCTGTTTGAGCGGTTTGCCACCCGGGCGTTCCTGCCCCAGTTCTTTGCTGGCACCCTTGCCCGTGCGGAGAAGGCCTCCCGCGATGTCGTCAGCCCGATGGGTACGGTGTTCACCGAGAAGGACGTTGCCCGTCGCCTTGCGGGCATCCGCACCACGACCCTGCAATACGACAAGGCGATGGTGCCCGCCTTCAAGGATGCGCTTGTGCCCATCGCTGGCGAGCTTCAGGGCTACCGCCGCATCATCCGCGACCGCATCAACCGCGAGACGGGCGGCTACGACAACGTCAACGAGCCGCTGCTCTATCAGGAAAGCTCCAGTCGCTACGCCACTGCACAACGCCAGCTTCGCGACCTCTACCTCGCTTCGGTCCGTCGCTCGGGCAAGGATGGGGACTCCAAGGCCATCGCCATTATGGAGGAGGCAGGGGTGCCCAGTCGCCTCATTGCCGCCGCTGCCATTGGCTACACCGAGCAGATGCCCCGTGGCATCGAGGAGAGCGACTCCGAACTCTTTGATCGCCTGAAGGAGAAATACAAGGGCGATCCCAAGCAGATGTCCAAGATGCAGGACGAGATGCTCCAGATGGCTGGCAACAATCTGGTGAGGCGCAGGGCGCTTACCGACGCGCTTCGCTCAGGCCTGCGCCAAGACCTTCGCGGAAAAGCACCCATCTCGGACATCTTTGCCAAGTTGCCCGTACAGTCTGGTGAGCGTGCGCGGGCCATCGAACAGGCCACGCAGGCGCTTATTCAGCAGGGCGGCAAGGAGGCTGCGGCCAAGTTTGTGGAGCGCCTCCAGCGGGATGGGGTGCTCACCCCCGAGGTGCGCTACCAAATGGCCAACGGGTTCACCACCCGCTAAGCCCGTCAGCTAGTGCCACGGATGGAGAGGGTGAGGTGATCGCCTCCGTCTGTGGTGACACGCTTGGGCGTCACCTCAAACTCAATCCAGCCCAGCGCATTGGG